CGCAATTTTCATATAAATAGCGTAAGAAGCTTGTGTGACGTTTAAAAATTCTTTCTGATCATAGCCTTTATAATCTCCCGCAACACAACGCTCCCTACCATGGGTTTCAACAAAATCTATAAATTGTTGCCACTCCAAACTATGACAATTTATGCCAATAGCACACTCACTTAACAAACTTAATTCTGACAATAATCTCGCAACAGGAAGCCAATACTTTCTGACCACAAGTTTAAAAGGAGTTCCGTTTCCAAAGAAAACTCGAACCTTGTCTTTACCTAATTTAACAGGTTCGTCTTTCAAATGTGCTTGAAAAATTGGATAACAACGTCTTCCATTCAGATATTCATTTTCCATACGCCCAACTTCCTCCCATACTGCAGGATTTTCGAAATCACGTTCCCCGTCGGCTCCAATTAAATAATCCTTGGTAGGACCTTTCAATGGAAAACCAGCGGCAGTGTTTGTCTTTAAAGCGTCTAGAAATCTAACACCGGGAACACCGTTAATGTTATCCTTGTTAGACAGCGGAACAATTTTAACCAACGTACCGAAACCTAGACGCTTAAGTTCTTTCATGATGGGCAAAACATAATCCAAAGTCGCCCATTCCAAGACGTGTAAAGGTGGGCCTACATTTTCACTTGCAAATTCTGTCAAATTTTTAGAAAAATGATACCATTTTGGTGGCTTATTCATATTGGGTGGTCCATGTTTAACCGTCATACCAAACCTCTCTAAAAACTTCAATCCTAGTTGTCTGTAAACGACTGAAGAATGATATTTGTGAGTTGCTCCTGCCGTACCAAAAACAGTGATGGCACATGTTTCAGGCATAAAATTGATAGGATGGTTAGGTGCTACGGCTTCTGCTATATATTGTGGAACGGAATTCTTAAAATGTGAACCGAACTGAATATCAACTGCTCCATCACTGCCACAATCGACAGCAGAAGCTAAGCGCTCCAATAACCATCGTTTCGCAATTTCAATTTCAGATCGAGTGACTGTTCCGGCACAGCCTCTTGGAGTATTAGCAATGCCACCCAAATGGAAACCAACAATGGACGTTGGTTTTGTATCACTGACCCAAACACCTGTGCACATTCCATTAAATGTGTTTCCATCAATAAGGTTGTATCCATATCCTTCGAACTCACATCCTCCAGGTCGAGTGTCTTGTATTCCACTCTTAAGAAAAGCTGAAAACACACTAACCTTTCCTGTCATATCTCTAACAACCATACGAGCTGGCATATCTCGTTTTACACGTATCTCAGGAAAATGAGCAATAACATCCTTGCGTGGAACACAATCTGATATATAATATACACACAAATCCGTATTAGGAATGTGTTTATATGCTAACTCAGAAAAAGTTGTATGCTGAACATGACAAT